GAGTGAACTGCTCAACAAACCACGACTGATAATCAGGCGGCCTGGTCGCGACATTGATAATGATCTGCTGCTGCGCCGCTGTTAGGGAGTAGACACTCAGCAGGTTCAGCGGGTGCATTGCCATCGCACTGCTATCCACGCGCAGCCTCCTTCGCCAATCCAGCGTTTTCGAGTTGCTGCTTCAGCGCGGCGTTCTCTTGGTTCAGCAGCCGCACTTGAGCTTGCAGGTAGGCAATCTGCACGCCAAGGTCGCCAATGATTGCGGAGAGTTCTTTGGTGGGATCCATGATCAAGCGGCGGTCATTAGCTTAACAAGGTTTCCGACAGCATCCCGGATTGTGATGTAACCGTTGTTGGTTACCGGGGTGGGGACAACGGTTCCAAACCGGATGTGTCCACTGCCTTTTGGGGACAGCCATAGGTCAATGCTTGCAGCACTGCCCCTGGCCAAGATCATCGGCGCCGAACCCGCGTTAGCGTTGGGTGCGATCTGCACGCCGGTTGTTGCATTGGCAGGGTTTTCCACTACCAGCGACACATTGCTGCTTGTGATTGAGGTAATCACCAAGCCATTATCAGTGAACGTCATTCGAGTTGGCTGCACGCCATTCGAGGTAGATCCGATCTCGGCGATAACGGCGTCATCTGTATTCCTAAACCATTTTATGAAATGCCGGTTGGCAAACCCAATCGCGCAACCATTCCCGCCGGTGGACTCCGAGCCATCGACACCGCGAATGGCGGTACTGTGAAACAGGAGTCCCTTGTCCCAGCAGGCACTCTTGGTGGGGCGCGAATCGTTCCTGACGACAGCGATGGCGACCGATGCAATGCCGGCTTCCGGCTGGACTGTTGGCTGCTGGGTGTATTCGCCACCTGCCGCAATCCAGAGCCCATTTGTCATGCCCGCCTTTGCAATGCGGTGAGGCGTTACTTCAACAACTGCGCCCTTGTTGAAGATGTCTGTCTCCATGCAGTGGGAGATGCCCAGATCATTCTCGTGCAGCACGGTCGAATAGAAAGGCCAGGCGGTCGTGTCAGAGGTCTGGTTGTTGTTGTGGATGAAGCTGGCGAACGACAGTGCGCCGCTGCCTGTCCCCAGTCCGTAGGTAATGTCTGAGGTTTGCTGGGCAGATGAGATTCCAACTGAAGTTATGGATGGCCGAATGTTGATAACAGCGTTGTTATCAAGGTACAGATAAATGCCGCCCGCCACCTCGCGCACAAAACTATTGCACTGCCCAAGATGAATACGCTTAGCACTAGCAGGCCATTTGCCAGGGCCAGTGATGACGGCGTCGCGGTCAAAAATAAAAACGCTGTCGAGCTCAAGTGCCGGAGTCGTGGCGAAAGTGTATGTGCCCGACGGAACAAATACAGTAGGATTCCCGCTGGCTTGCGATGCTGCAACAAATGCAGGCACATCATTTGATGTGGTGCCCGCACCGAAGTCCCTGACACTGACGGCATCCTTCAGCTTGCTATCCACCGTCCGCGCGACAGCACCAGTGGCGGCCTGGGTGAACGGCGCCTGGCCAACCAGCGTTCCGGGTTTAATACGCTTGTTCTTTGCCGCCATAGTCGGTTCACTGACATCAACGATCGGCAGGTAATCGTCAGCTGCTGGGTCCAGCAGAAGGGGATCTCCAGAAATCGGGCGAGGCGTGTCGCTCATGTCAGTAGCCCTCGTGCGCCATTGCGCTGGAATCTTCTCTCAGCATAGCTCCGCCACTCTCGCGGGCGTACACCCGCGCGAAGGTGCCTTGCGTTGTGCTGCTTGCGATCACGTTTGCATTGCCCCAAGTCTCTCCTGCCGGCCCATAGTCCTCTCTCCTAATCGGGTTACCGTCTTCAGTCAGCAGTGGCGTGCCGTCCTCGCGACCCAGCACTCCGTTTCCTGCTGCGATCACACGTGGGCCCCAGGTTGCTGCCGCCCACGTCTGGCCCTCGTATCTCACGCTCACGCCCTGCTGCACCGTGAGCAGACTTGGGCGGTTGATCACGTGCCAGTCTTCGTCCAGCACGCTCTGATCAAGAATGAAGCGATCGCCGTTCCTTACCAGCGTGCTGATCACTGCCGTGTGCACGCTGCCGACAGTCGCGTTCACCGCAACCAGGCTGGACAGGATCTGCCCGTAGCTGATCTGCGGCCAGTCCGGTCGCGGCCGCACACCGCTGTGGTCGCTCAGGATTCCGCCGTCGCTCAGCAGGCTGTCATCGAGAACGAACCGCCGGAAGTCGTAGACCGCGTAGATCCGCTGGAGCCGTGAGCGCACCGGCGAGCTGATCCGGCACAGGCCGATGATCGCGTTGATGAGATTCTCGCCCTGCGTCGCCGCCGTCAGGCCCAGCTGATACTCCGCCCACCGGTAGGTGCCAGCCTCAGACTCCTCCAGCGTGGCGATCAGGCCGATCCAGCTCAGGCCGATCTTCAGCGCCGCCGGCGTCCCGCGCACTCGCTGCCACAGCACACCCTCGGCGATTGCCTGCCGCTGATCTGACAGGTACGGCAGCAGCTCGCCCAGCCCGTACTCGTAGATCAGCCACGGCACCACGCCGTCGGGGATGTTGATGCGCTTGGCGGTGCGGATCGTTGGCACCGGCCGCGCGATGCGCTCCAGGAAGCTGCTTGCTCGCGACAGGTCGCGCTCAAGCTGCGTCGCGTTCGGCGGCAGCAGGTCGTATCGACTCATCGATCACGGCCCGCCAGCGTCAGCGTGATGCTGCCCAGTGCCGGCGCATCACTCGCCGAACACACTACGTTCGCTGTCGGCGCTGTCAATACCACTCGCTGCACACCCTCCGGGTGGAGCTGCGTGATCAGCCAGCTGGTCGTCACGTCCCAGCCCAGGCCGGACTGCGCGGCAAAGGCATCCTTCAGTCGCTGCTCCAGGCCCTCAAACACCGCTTCATGGGTCCCCGGGTACAGCCACACCTGGGCGGTCACGTCCACCGGGATAATCGTGGCGCCTTCCACCGTCACGGTGTCGGTGAGCACGCGCACGTCATCAGCCTGGAGGCGATCATCGACCGCATCGAGCAGGTCCTGGCTGGCAAGGCCTGCACCACCGGCTTGATCCACCGCCGCCACGATCCGCGCGCGGTAGGCGGCATCGCTCTCGCCGGTCGTTCGCGTCACGCCGAAGTTCTCGCCGAGCACGTCGAGCGTCTCGCCGGTGGCCGTCGCCACCTCATAGGCCTCGTCGCTCAAAATCGACACCAGCACCTCGCCCGGCGCCGGGCTGCTCACCGCTGCGTCCTTCACTCGGTCGTCAGCCGTCAGCGCCTGGTAGCGGTACCAGGCCGCGCCGCCGGCAGTGCTGCTGCCCATGATCCGCTCAATGGTGCGCAGCCGCAGTGCTTCGTCGTCTTCATCCAGCAGCCTGGTCACGCCATAGAAGGCGGCCAGGTTGTCCATGTCGGCGCCGATCGCAAAGCGCAGCAGCGTGGCCCGCAGCGCATCGTTCACCCGCTGCCTGAGCGTCAGCTCCCGCGCGGCCGCCACCTCCAGGATCTTGACGCCAGGATCCGACTCCAGGATCTCGGTGTAGGACGGGTCCCGCGCGCGCAGGTCCGCGATCATCTCCTCGAGGATCGCCTCGTAGTCCAGCTCCTCGATGATCGACGGTGCCGGGATGGAGCTGAAGTCGATCGTCGTCATCAGACCACCAGCCCCTCAAGCGTGATGCGCTGACCGTTGACCAGATAGTAGCCAACCAGGCTCAGCGCGATCTGCCCATTCTCGCTCACCGAATCGATCTGCACTTCGTCCAGCTTGAGCCGCGGCTCCCACCGGTCCAGCGCCTCGGCTGTCGCTGCCACCAGCTCGGACACCAGCGACTGGTTCACCGGCCGGTCGACCAGCTGCGTTAGCCGGCTGCCGTAGTCCCGCCGATGCACCCTGCTGCCCACCGGTGTGGTCAGGATGTCCTGGATCGACTGGCGCAGGTGGTCGAACCCGCCCAGAGCCTCACCCGTTGTCCGGCTCATCCCAGCCATGGTGCCTCCTCAGTTGGCGAGCGTGTCGGGGCTGCCGGTGATGATCGTTGCCCCGCATGCAGTCTGATCCCCCACGCGAGCAACAGGCAGGCTGTTCGCCGTCACGTCCGGGCTGCCGGTCACGATCGGGTTGGGGCCGTGCAGCGGGCAGGCGTAGATGTCGCCCACCCTGGCGGTGCCGAGGCCGTTGGTGAGCACGTCTTCGCTGGCGGTGACGATCACACCGCCGTGGCTGCCGGCATCACCGATTCGAGCAACCTGTGGCATCAGCTCGGGTTCAGGTGGATGATGCCAGCCTTGACGATCACCTCGCTGTCGCTGGCCGTGGCGTCGATGGTGTAGCGATGCGCGCCGCGGTCGTACTCGATCACGGTGCCATCCTCGAAGGTCTGCCGTTGGATGGTCGGCTCCGTGGCATTCTGGTTCTGATTGCTGAAGGCAGCGGGCAGGGCGACGGCATTGGCCAGCTCGCCCGATGGCGCCAGCAGCATCATCACCTCACCCTCCTCTGGCGCCCACCAGAACCGATCGTTGCCGGCGCGCAGCGTGATCCATGGGATCCAGTCGGTGAGCAGCTCGCCGTCCTGGAGCTCGACGCGGATCAGCGCCTTCTCGTAGTCGGTCTCCTTGACGACGCCATAACGGATCACGTTGGCAATGCGGCGGCTGGCCTCGGTGTGCTCGAACGCCCCGACAGCCGACGTGGTCTGGGTGTCGCGGTTAACCCTGAGCACCGGCGTGGACCTTGAGGTAGTAGCGCACGACCAGGGGGATGTCGTCGCCCGACGGCTGCTGCTCCAGCTGATCGACTATCAGCAGCTTGGTCGCCAGCAGCTTGACCGCCTGGGCCAGGGGGTGGGGCAGATCAGCGGGCAGGGCGGGGATGCCCAGCTCAGCAGCAGCTGCTGCAGTCGACAGGCGGATGGCACGCTCCAGGCGGATGGGGTCGCCTTCGATGCCGATGAACTCCGCCAGGTTGGCGGCGGTGATCGCAGGCGGCTCAGCTGCGGGTGCCGGGTCTGGTGTCTTCTTGCGACGGGTCGTCATCAGTTGATCGGCTCCTCTTGAGAGAACAGCTCGGCGATGCCGATGGGGCACACCTCGCCGGTGTTGTTGGCCGGGCATCCCGGCATGACCTGGCCACCAGGGTAGGCCCCGCTGCGCTCCAAGGGCCCATCACCGGCCGCGGCGTCATCGTCGACGTAGGGATCACTGCAAGAGCGGTAGGGGGTCATGTAGTCGACGCTGTAGCGGAGGGTCAGGGCAGAAGTCGCCAGGCTGCCTTCAAACTCTGGGTCGGCCGTGTCGGTGTCGACCAGGAAGGGGTCAGCCGACTCGAAGCCTGGGATGGTCCAGGCCTGGATGGCAGCCTCGACCTGATCACCGATGGCATCGAGGTCGGCGTCGATGTCCTCAAAAGACTGCGCGACGACGATCACGGAGACGATGCAGCGGCGCTTTTCGTAGCCGTTCCACCCGTTGGTGGAGCGGTCGATGATCTTCTCCGGCTCGCGGGTGTGGACGATGATCGCGGGAAGTTCAGGCTCCTCGACGGGCATCAGCCGGCCGGTGTAGACGCGCTCCTCTGCAGCGGTTGCGTCGACCAGGTGATCGCGGAAAGCGTTGCGAAGCTCGGTGCGGCGGGAGGTCATGTGTGGAGGTTAGGCAGGGCTCGATTCTGTTCCAGCAAACACTCGACCAGCACTGCCATAGGGCACCTCATACTCGACAAGACCGTTTGGCAGCTCTTCCCCTATCACGTTGACAAACCAGCCAGGGCGATAGACGGCGGGAACAGTAAGGGTGCCGTCGTCATTCATCACGGCCATTGTGTCGATAACGTCCCCGATCACGTCGATGCCCCAACTGTAGTAGGTGCCATCGCTGCGCTGCTCTTGGCCAGCCGTTCGCAGTTGATCGGTTTCATCGTCCCAATAGCCGAGCGCCTTCGCCACTGCTATGGCAGTTGGCTGATCAGGGAATCGAAGCGTAGCGTAGATCATCGACTAAGTGTGTCAAACGCGTCAAGTGTAATAACAGACGGCCAGTAAGTAACTCGCTTGACCACCAACCGCGCACTAGCAAGGCAGATTGCAAGAGCCATGCGATTTGGAGTCGGTATTGTTACTTGTCCAGTCGCCCGACCTGCTGTTTTGGCGGGATTGTAAACCCCATACTGGAACAATGTATTGTCAATAGTTGTAATCTTCGCCCCGTTTGCCGGAATCCCAGAGCCAAGGCCGACAGATAACCGCCCAGGGAGTCCTATGTTGCCTGACTGCCTGTTGTAAAAAAGCCCGAGCGCCATTGTGTCTGTTTCATTTGAAACAAGAGCGCCAGCCGAAAGATTAATGCCGCCGAAAGAAAGGCGACCATACATCGTCCACTCCGACCGAAGCGTTCCGTAATGTAGATTGTAGAGATTCGAAAAGTTTCGCCCCAGTATTTGCGCTTGCTCTCCTGCGCGAGTTGCAGATGATGTAGTAGTCGGAATGTATGTTGTCGGCGCTAAGTTGGTTTCAAGCTGAGCATTGATAACTTGGCCGCTGACAGCAAGAGTTAGCGTTCCACCTGTTGGCACAGAGAATGTCAAACTAACTCTGTTGATCTCACCATCTCCAGTGCCGATCAATTGTCCAGATGTCGATGCCCCGCTGAGAGTAATACTTCCAGTGCCCGTAAAAGACAGTGTGTAGGTTGTGGAGCTGACCGCGACCGACTGAGTAGAAAGGACTTGGCTGTTAAGCAAAAGATTGGTTGCTGACGCTTCAGTTAACAAGCCTTCGCATTGGCCCGATACAAGATCGTACTTGAATCGAGGCTCATTTACGGCAGCGGTTCGCAATTCGCCATTTGGGTCAACATAAAGAGCTGTAGTAGCCCTTGTAAATGTAATCAGATTTTGACCCGAAACGCCATCCAGAAGACTGCGATTCTTTGCGAAGTTGCAATCCAGAGCCGGCGCCAGTCCTGCTCGTCGCCACAAGTCATCAGTCTGCGGCCGAGTTTGCTCTGCCAGCAATGCGCGTCGCCTCGGCCATCCCTGTTGCGCTATGGCCCAACCCGGATCCGCCCAGCTCAGTGGTGAGATGTTCACGTTAGGTCAGCAGCCAGTGCCCATACCTGCGTGGCTTGGCTGATCGTCGTAGCGCAGCCTAGCCTCACGTTTGCATCGGGAAGCACCAAGTTAATGTAAGTCGCCAAGTTCCTATTGGCCTTGACAGTATTGCTCGACGTGGCTGCGGAAATAGTAACCTGATCAAACAGCGACCAAGTTGTACCACTATCGAGTGACAAGAAGATATTGACCAGTGCGGCGGCTGAAGTGGCCGAACATTGCGTGTTGATCTCCAACACGCGAGTGCCTGCCGCCACCCCAATGAGCAGTGTTTCAATGGTGCCAGTGCCATTGATTGCAGTATTGGCCGTGGAAAGGTTGGCGCGACCGATGCGAGGCGTCGAAACAAAGGCGGGTGATGTGGCCATGATTCAGATGTAGAAGGCTGAAAGGACTAGGGCGGAAGTGGCTGCGGCTTGTTCCGCTGCACCGGCAGCGGCCGTAGCAGATTCTGCTGCGGCGTTTGCGCTATTCGCCGAGGTGCTTGCGTTGCCGGCAGCTGTCAAGGCGCTGGCGCTGGCATCAACAGCCTTCGTCGTGGCCGTCTGAGCATGGGAGTTCGCTGTTGATGCACTGGCGGCAGCGGCGTCAGCACTGACGGCAGCCTCCCCGGCCTTGCTTGTAGCGACGCCCGCTTGCGTGGTCGCGGTTTGCGCCTGAGTTGTCGCAGTAGAGGCATGGCCGGCAGCTGTCGCCTCGCTGATTGCCGCGTCGTTGGCCTTGGTGGTTGCAGTGCCCGCAGATCCTGCCGCGCTGGCTGCAGATCCAGCAGCGGCCAAGGCACTTTCCGATGCTGCAGCAGCCGACGCTCCAGCAGCCTCGGCATAGCCCATGGCGATCCCGCTGGCATCCTCAGCCAGGCTCGCCAGCCACTCTGATTCGGTGCCCGCGTAGCCGTTGGCGACAGCGATGTGATAGGCAGACGCGCCGGGTGGGCCAGGGTGAATGATCTCGACGGTCTGCACGCCGTCTTCGTCGACCACCTCGACGGCAACCGTGGGCTCCTCAGAAATCTCGATCGCAACCTGCTCGCTCATGGCACCGCCGGCTCGCTGTAGTTCTTGTCCAGGTAGGCGGTGCCTTCCAGCCAGTAGTAGCGGTCGCCGCCCGGCTCAATCACCATCAGATCCCACTGGCCGTCCTGCGTGATCAGCCGCGTCACCGGGTACTGAATCACAAGCTCGAACAGCCCCGTCGCCTGGTCGATCCAGACGATCACGCCATCGGCAAACTTCACCGTGCGCTGGCGGTTCCAGACTTGAGCCACCAGCTGATAGCCGGTCGCGTTCAGCGGCTGGCCGCCGCGCTTCAACCGCATCCGCTGCCGAAACGTGCCCCGCTGCGGGATCGTGATGTCGCGCCGCCCTGCCTTAATCATCGGTTGCTCGTGCGGTGGAGCATCAGCAGCACCCCTTGATGCCCATCGGGTTGCGGATCGCGCACTAGATAGGTGACGCCTCGCACGTCCACTTCGTCGTTCTGCCTGGGCTTCACAGGGAGGTCCGCTCGGTTGATCAGCAGCACCGGCTGAGCCGAGCGGACCTGCACCCCTGTCTCTGGATCCAGGCCGACGTGGCCGGCCTGGAAGACACCCCTGACCTCGTGCGCTTCGCCGCGCTGGCGGTAGACCACAGGCTCACGATCGCCCATGGTCCGCACCACCGCGTTCAGCGCACGGTTGGCCAGGTCGTTCCGCATCAGTCGAGCAGCACAGAGGCAAACGCCTGGCTGGTCGTCTTGGCCGTCAGGAACACACCCACCCGCAGATGGGTGCTCGCGATCGGCGTGATGCGCTTGTTGGTGTTGTCCCAGTACGCCACAGCGCCGGGATCGGCGTTGGTGCTGGCGCCGCTGGCAGCCACCAGGCCGTAGGCGCCCTCGGTGTCGATGTTGATCACATCGCCGGACGCGCCATCGATGGCGCACACGCCGAACAGCCCGGCGCCCACCTGCACACCTTCGCCACCCTTGCGGTCATAGGGCAGCGCCACCTCGACATAGCGGCCGTTCTGGATGAACCCCAGACCGGTGCTCGGATCGTAACCCTTCATTGTTCAGTCCTCAGACAGTGGTTGATTGGATCGGCTCAGATCAAGCGTTCACACCGCTGGAGCGGTAGAAGGCCTGGTGCTGCGGCACATGAGCGCCGAAGCTGTGACGCAGGTAGGTGGTCACACCGTCAGGGTCGCGACCGGACACCGACTCGATGCTCGGGCCGCCTTCGCCTTCCAGATAGCCGAACACCAGCTTGTCCACCCCGGGGTAGTCGCCCACGATGTAGAACTGCTGCTGGCTGCTGGCGTCCAGGCGCGGCTCGACGATCTTCTCCAGGTAACCCGAGAAGATGTTCACGTTGCTGGTCTGGTTCGGGATGATCGTGGTGTTGAACTTGTCGAACGCAGTCTCCAGCACCGTCGGCAGCAGGATGTAACGCGGGGTCACATACAGCGGGTTCTTGCCGGTGAAGTCCTTCTGGTTGCGCATCTTCTGACGCGCCTCCGAGATCGCCGCCTCACCGATCACACCGGTGCCGGTGTTGTTGTGGTCAGCGTGGAACAGCGCCTTGCCGTCGCTCGTGCACTTCGCGTTGCCGGTGATCAGGGCCCACATCTGGTTGGCCTCGAACGTGGCGACGAGATC